TGATAGACCCTTTATAGATTGGGTTAATGAAGATTCAATGCGTAGGCTGGGTATGACTCAAGGTGATAATGAGGCAAAAGCTCAAGTGATTCAAATGTACTTGAGTATGCAGGGTGACCAACCATATATTGGAAATGATCGTCAAGATCTAAGAAGGCAACAAGCCTCCCAATTAATGGGGTCTTCGCAACCTCAGGCCACAACTACAGATCCTGCACAGGGACTTACAGGCGAAGCGTTATTTAATGCAATGCCCGATTAGTCTCTAGTTCTTGCTCTACATTAACTAAATTTTTTAACAATATAATAGAGTAAGATAATGGCTACAACTTGGACGACAGGTGGGTCAAATGCTAACAGAGGTGCTACGGGTGTAAGTAGCATGGGCGGAACCATGAAATATGGTTCCCTCGATGAGACGGAAGCATTTAAGATCCAAAAAAAATTCCTGTCAATAGCGAAACGATCCATGATAATGGCTCGGTTTGCACAGAAGGAAACGAAGGCTCAGAAGGAGGGGCTGGAGGTTAGATGGAAGCGTTTTGAAAAATTCGCACTACCTCTTGTTCCATTGGCTGAAGGTGTTAAGCCCCCAGCCGACACATTGTTGCAGACAATCATCAAGGTAAAGTTGAACCAATACGGTTCATACGTTGCCACCACTGATGTTTTGGTTGCAGCAGCGACTGATCCTATTATTCAGCAAGTCACAGAACGGCAATCAATTCAGGCTGCCGAGCTGATGGACTTCATTACTTTTCTACATGCACGAGCAGGTACTCAGGCAGCATATGCTGGTGGTACTTCACGTGCAACAGTAGATGCGGAGATTGGTGGAACGGCTGGTGATACTACTGGTTCATCTACTAATATCCTTGATACGGCAGTCCGAACATTGGAGTATAATGAAGCTCGCAAGATTGCGAAGCAGATGACTCCATCTCCCAAATATAATACTGAACCAGTACCTGAAGCATATGTTGCTGTAGGTCATACTGATTTACGTAAGGATATTGAGAAGCTTCCGGGTTTCATTCCTTATGTGAAGTACAGTAATAATGGTCAGCAAATGTTACCGGGAGAACTCGGAAGTGTTGGAGTTATTAGATTCGTACTTACAACTCAAGCAGCTCCATTTAGTAAAACACCTGATGGAACAGAGATGATAGATACGAATATTCTTGAAACTCAAACCAGTGGCTATGTGCCCGGTCATACAGGCCAATCATTTGGTAGTACGGCTGGTACTGTAGCTGATACTAGCAATTATGCTGAAGCAGGAGCAGCAACAGAGATTGGTGCAGCAATTGCTTCATTAAATCTTGTTACTAATCCATCAGGGAATACTGTACAGGTATATCCTGTTGTTATTTTCTCAGCAGAATGCATAGGGTGTGTGTCACTCTCTGGTTATGATGCTGTGATTCCTAAGGTCGTAATGCCACAACCTGCAGTTACTGATCCTTTGGGGCAATCGGGTTCAGTTGGATGGAAGAGCTGGTATGCTTGCCAGATCCTCAATGAAGACTGGCTGTATCGTATCGAGTGTGGAGCATCCACTATTAGTTAATAGAGGTGAATGACACAACGATTTCAGGGGTGGGTTCCGCCTGCCCCTGTCTCAGAAGCAATAAGGGAAACAAGTATAATTGAAATTAACCATCAGAGTTTTAATGGTGGCAATGATACTCTGATTACCAATGCTTACTTTGATCACTATCTTTATCCGAATACTTTACCGGAAAGAATATCAGTTGTATTGACTGAACCATTCTTGGGTGTAGCAGCAGATATATGTGTAGGGAGGGTGAGCAGAGTAAAGGAAGAAAGGGAGTTATATTTAAAATGGGTTGGGTTGCCGCAGGAACCATATTCGTTTCAGCAGCGTCCAGAGTCCATGTTTCTTCCACCGGACGGATCTAATAAAACGATTCGATTAACAGTCAGATTAAGAGGCAGTGATCCTCCTACTTCTGGCAGAATATTATTTTTCATTAAAACGAGAGCAACAACATGAGTGGTGAATTAGCAGGAGGATTACTTCCTACAGGAGAATATGGTCATCAGATTAACAGTCCAATGTACGATTCAGGTCGTAGAAAGAATGTATCTGTACATAAAACTTTCCAGAATGATATGGCTATGGAGGTTGGGAAGGATTTGAAAACACCTGAGGGTTGGGGAGTTATAGTAATTGGGTATGGTGATGATCCATCTCAGATGGGGCCAGTTACAATTACATGGAATGACTGGGTAATGAGGTTCCCTAGAAATTCTCGCAGGGCAATTCCTCCGGGTCATTTTAATGTGATTATGGATGCAGTTGAAAGAAAGTATCATCAGGCACAGGAAGGTTCACCATTAGTTGGTTATGATGTTTGTAGATATAACGTACAGGTATTGAAAACTCCTGATTCATCTAATGTTGATAAGGATAAGGTTAATGCACAGTTAGAAAGAGTTGAAGTTGCATGATTGATTTGGTTGATATTAGGTCACGGGTAACGACTGTTCTTCAGGATACAGAATATATTCGCTGGACAAAGACTGAATTAAATAATTATATTCATGATGCAGTTTTAGATCTTGTAAGGACTATTAGGTTACCTGTAGAAGATAGTGATGTAGTTATTAGTGCTACTAATTATAAGGTAGCACTTCCTTCTACGCTTATGGATATAAGTGGAGGTTCATTAAGTGGTAGAGAGTTACCAGTTGTTACAACCTCTGAAATGAAAAAGCTTTCTTCAGAGGGAAGGCTCCCAGCTACCACGAAGGAAGGTGAGTATTCTGTAACACAGATATTTGGTAATCCATTATGGAATTATGTAGAAGATTGGACAACTGTTACAGGTACACCGCAAGCCCTTGTAATTGACCAGAGGTCTTCTGGTATTATAACTGTTTGGCCTATACCCACTGAGGAGGTAACATTAAAGTTAACAGGCACATCACGCCCCCCTAGAATGAGTGATGAGGTTCCATATCAATATTCAGATACGACAGCACCTTCTAATCCTGTAGTAAGGAAAATAGTAACAACACTGCAAGGGTGGATAGTAGGTACGTCAACAGATTTAGTTGATGATAATAATACATCATTACTTTTTGACGCTACAGAAGAAACTATTACTAACGGGGATAACGTGTTTGTTGTTGCAGATACTGATTATAAAATTACTTGTGATATAGATCCGGTATGGGTTGATGCACTTACGTATGGCACATTGGAACGAGCATATTTAAAAGAGCATGATTTAAGAAATGTTGAGAAGAGTGGATACTTTATGAATAAGAAAATGCAACTTATAGCAGATGCTCATCGTGTTGAACCATTAAACCCTGCTTCTATAACTGGTGGGGTAAACTTAAATAGGATGATAGTGAGGAGATAATGGGAGTAAGTATACAATTTAGGAGAGGCACTGCTGCTGAACATGCTACATTTACTGGTGCAGAAGGGGAAATCACAGTCCTTAAATCAGATACTGCAGGAGATCCTTGGAGATTAAAGGTTCATAATGATGATAGTACGAGCTTCACAATACCATCTATAGATAGTACAGATACCTTAACTAACAAAACTATATCAAACCTAAAGTTATCTGGAACAGTTAGTGATGGATCAAATAACTTATTGGCTACAGTTGGGACAAGTGATATAACTTTTGCTTCTGGTGTAGTGACATTAGAAAATGCAAATGTTATTGATCAGGATACAGAAAAAACTTTAGAGGCAATGATGACAAGAGTTGCTAGGAAAAATCAAATGATATTAGGAGATTAAGGGTTTATAGGTTTATGATTGTACCTATTGATAAACAATCAGATATACACAACACACACACAGAAAGGGACAGAATATGTCTAATCCATTCGAACTACGATTCAGGCTTTTAGAAATGGCACAGAGCTATCTCCAAGAGCAATTACAACGTAATCAGAATGCTTGCTCAAGTGCTTGGGATCTTGCCCAAGAACAGGGTGAAGCAACCATGAAGCTCTGGAGTGAGCTTCAACCCGATTCTTATACTATAGAAGATATTAAGAAAAAGGCGGCTGAGTTGTACGAGTTTGTAGAAACGAAATAAGGCAAGTTTTTAGGGTTGCACTTGAATAAAGCAACCCTTCTGATTAAACATTTAGGAGATTAATATGGCAGAAAGATATATGAGGTATGCAGTTAATGTTCCAGCTAATACCGAAACAACTGTATTTACAGCACCATCGAGTGATGATGCAACACCTGCTGCTGCAGACTCAGTTATAATTGGGTTTTATGTGGCATCAACTTCTACAGAAGCTGCGGAGGTAACTGTTACTTTAACTGCTTATTATGATGCAACAGTAGTTAAGCTGGCAGACACAATACCATTACCCGCAGATAGTTCAGTGGATCTTGTACCGGGCAAAATGGTTTTACAGAATGGATTAAATAATGCAGGTACTCCTGTATTAACAGGTGATATTATAAAAGTTACTTCGACAAAAACATGTTCTGTTATTTTATCAATGATAGAAAGAATATAAAAGGTATCTATGAGTAAATCTCCAGTATATATTGGTGCAGGTAGTAATGAGTTGGCAGTTACATCTGCTCTGAATATTATTGATAATGCTAATGATATCTCACTTAAGCTTCAAACAGTTGAAGAGTGGGTTACATTAACAGACGGAACAACTGTTTTTGATTTTGTAGATGATGTTCAGACAACTGAGTATTCCGCAAAGGAGTATGCACAAGGTAGCACACTTGCTGTAGGTGGATCAGCTAAAAACTGGGCACAACTAGCAACAACTCCTACTACCACAGCTACGGATGCTTCTGCAAAGGAATGGGCTACTGGAGTGTCAACCCATAAGAATGAAGGCTCTGCTAAAGATTGGGCTGTTTATACATCAGGAGATGTTAGAGGAGCTTCCGTAGGGAGTATGTCTTCTAAAGAATGGGCTATTGGTTCACAAGGTAGGGGAGAAGCTGGAGAAGGGTCAGCAAAAGAGTGGGCTACATTACCAGTAAGTACAGGAACAGTAGATGATACAAGTTATTCCGCAAAAGAATATGCACAATCTACTACTGCAGGAACAGATACTTATGCCGGGTCAGCAAAAGGCTGGGCATCTACTCCAATAGATACTCAGGTTCCGGGTGCAGGATCATCAGATAGATCAGCATTACATTATTCAACAGCCGCATCTAATTCAGCAACAGCAGCTAAAGCAAGTGCCGATACAGTAGCATCTGTTATTGATTACTTTGATGATAAATTTCTAGGATCAATGTCAGATACTGATACATTTTCTGAAGCAAATACTACAGGTACATGGGCAATAAACTCTAGTGTTATAACTGTTGCATCAGCAACAAACATTGTAAAAGGAATGTGGGTAGCTGAGCAAGGGGGAAGTGGGGACGCAATACAAGCAGAATCTAATGTAATTGCAGTTGATGGAACAAGTATTACTATTTCTTCCAACATGGCTGCTGCAGGTTCTGGTGTTACTATTATGTTTAGGGGGCGTGGTATTAATGATGATTTTAATGTAAGTAAGGATGGCCCTCCTGCAACTAATGATGGTGGTGCATTAGTAGATGGTATGCTTTATTTCAATACCACAGATGAAACCATGAAGGTTTATAATGAAACAGCAGTAAAGTGGCAACAACTTACACCTACGACCGCAGAACAGGCAAATATAAATGCTGCAGTAGCAGATTCAGTAGACATTGGCAAGGTAGCAGCAATAGATACTGAGATAGGTGAAGTTGCTGCTATAGATACTCAAGTAGTTGCAGTAGCTGGTGATGCTGTAGATATTGGGAAGGTTGCCGCCATTGATACTGAAATAGGCCAGTTAGCTGTTCTTGGTACTGCTGGAGTTGATATAACTACTGTCTCAAATATAGGAACTGATGGTGCTGATGTATCAACTGTTGCTGGTATAACAGCAGGAGATGTATCTAAAGTTGCTGACATCACTACAGGAGATGTAAGTAAAGTTGCTAATATTACAACTGGCGATGTAACTAAGGTTGCTAATATTACCACAGGAGATGTAAGTAAAGTTGCAGCAATCACAACTGGAGATGTCAGTAAAGTAGCTGCAATAACTACTGGTGATGTGACTAAGGTTGCTAGTATTACAACTGGAGATGTAAGTAAAGTTGCTGACATTGATGATGATGTAACTGCTGTTGCTAGTCTTGGAACTAATGGAGTAGATGTTACTACAGTTTCCAATATTGGAACTGATGGTGCGGATGTTAGTACAGTAGCGGGTCTTGGAACTAATGGTGTAGATGTTACTACTGTAGCAGGAAAAGCTACTGAGATAGGACGGATTGGCACAAGTGCAATGGCGGCAAGTATAGCCTTAATTGGTACAACTGCTTATGCTCATGCAACTACAGGAGATATAAAGGTAGTTGCAGATAATATTACTGATGTAAGTAGTTTTGCAGATTTATATCAAATTGATGATTTTAGTCCTTCTGCTCCTACAACAGATGGTGGTGGTAATGCTATAGCAGAGGGGGACTTGGCATATGATTCTACTGCTAATAGATTAAAGTATTATAACGGATCGGCATTTGTAGATACGGCTACTACAACAGAGGCTACAACAGCAGCCGATAATTCAGCAGTGGCTATGTCCATTGCCCTCGGATAGCACTGATATTAAAGGATAATTATGGCAAATACATTTAAGAATGAACAAGTTCAGGATGTAACAACTGGATGGTCAGATGTAGGCACTGAGCTTAATAATACGACACAACGTACTATTATAGGAATGACTATAGCAAATACAACAAGTGCAGTTATTGCTGTAGATGTTTCCATTTATAATAATAGTACTACGAGAACGTACCTTGTTAAGGCGGCCCCAATTCCTACGGGTGGTTCGTTAATTGTTGTGGGTGGAGATCAGAAAGTCGTTCTTGATTATCAGGATCTTGTTCAAGTCAAGAGTGATACAGCTACGAGTGCTGATGTAGTCATGTCGATGCTAGATATAACATAGGAGAATAGATGGCTTACTTAGGAAGGCAGGGTGTAACAGCTCCCTTAACCAGTGCAGACATACCAGACAATAGCATAACCTCTGCAAAGATAGTTGCTGGCACTATTGAGGCATCAGATGTAGCTGCAGATATGGCTACTCAGGCAGAGTTGGATTTAAAAGCACCATTGGCTAGTCCACCATTTACTGGTACACCTACTGGGATAACTGCGGCACATATAACCTCTGGAATCTTACCTGTAGGAGTAACAGGAGGATCTGGACTGACTGCACTAGGGACTGTTCTCTCAGGAATAATGAATAATACAGCAGGAGAGTTATTTAAACACAAAATTTATAGTCATACTCATACTACAGGTTTAAATGATGGAGGAACTGCCGCTATTACTTTTGGGTCAGCATTAGCTATCCCTTCATCTGGTAATCCCGATGGCAGTAAGTTTGTAATTCTTGTTGGTGGAGGAAGGTGGCATACTGGTAATGCTACTATAGTTTGTAGTCCGAGTGTTACAGTAAAAGAAGGTAGTGATTTTACAGCTTCGACTACGACAACAGAAGGAGAGCGTGTTCCTTATATCTGGACAAATAAAATTACAGGTGTTGACGAATATCATCATGGGTGGGTAAATGCTCAACTTTATGAAAATGATTCTGGGTCAGCACAAGATATATGGATAAGGACTTCAATGGATATTGTGGATACAGCAGGTCAAAATCCCGCATGGTACGCAAATAGTGAAGGTGGGACTAATGGTGTAATTGGATTTATAATGATAAAAATAGCCTAAAATAAAAAATTTATATTATGGAAATACCAACAGTAATAGAAGCAGTAAAAGCATTAACACCACAAGGTTTTGCATGGGATGGTGATAAAGATTGTCTTATATGGCTTGAAAAAAATACTGGTGATCCACCAACTAGAGCAGAAATTGATGCTAAATTAGTTGAACTTCAAACAGAGTGGGATGCTCAAGAATATGCTCGCAACCGCCAAGCGGAATATCCAGATTGGGGAACTCAGCTAAATAAGATTTACGATGATGGCATCGAAAAATGGAAGTCGGAGATGGTTGATCCCATCAAGGCTAAGTATCCGAAACCTTAACAAAATGAAAACATGAGCTACTTAGGACAAGCACCCGGCTTAGGAGAAGCCGAAAGGTTTATCTTCACGGCATCGGGAAGTGAAACATCAGTAACCGCAGATGACAACGGTGTACTGATAAACTATACAGTGGGTCAGGTTTCAGTGTATCTCAACGGAGTGAAGCTCGTTATGGGAAC